GAACGCCAAGTGCTGGGCGTTGTGCGCCATGATGGCACCCATCATCTGTTGAGCCATCGGACTCTGACCGATCATCCCCATGACCATCGGGTCTTGCATCATCGCCATGTGGGTAGCGATATGCGCCTCGTGGTCTTGGTAGATAAACGCTTGAGTCGGTTTCCCAGTAAGGAAAGCCATGTTCTCGGAGATGGGATCTTTGGGGGTTTGATCGTCTTCAATCGGGACCAACTTCTCCGCGTTCTTGATACCCAAAACCTCCAGCATCTGTCGGTGCAGTTGCGGCAGGTTGTAAATTTGTGGGGCACCTTGGGCCAGTTGGAGAGCCGCTTGGTACTGCATGATCCGCTGCGCCATCGTAGCGGCGTTGGGATCACTGACCGGGATGATTTCAACTACATCGTAGTCAGCCTGCTTGGCCCGAGGCGATGCGCCGTCAGGGGTGTAGGAGTAGTCCGGTGGAGTGAAGTCCTTAATCACTTCCTTGAGAAGTTTGAACTCCATCTTCAGGCTGTCATGCACCCGCGCCTGAACCGCGCCCATCGTCTTGAGTTGGCGCTCCAAAATTGCCAGCGTGGTTCCTACCGGAGCCTGCGCAGACATATCACTGACCTTGAGGTCTGCGATGGCCGCGAGACGCCTGCCCTCCTCCGTGATCCTTTCAAGCAGCGCTGCCAGAACCTGACTCGGTTCCTTGTACGGCAGCGGCATGATGTTGTCGCGCACTGACCCGCTCGGGATGTCCACATCCCTGAACTCGCCCGGAGCAATCGGGGTGTCATCCCCCTTGATCCGCAAACCACGAGTCTTCAATCCACCCGGCAAATTTGCCAGCGTACCTGCGTCAACCAACTGGCGGATGATCGAAGTGCCACCTCGTGCGTAACCACCGACAAGATTGATCAGGCCAATACCATACGGACCAAAGCCAGGGATGTACGTGTATTGGGAGAAGTGCTGACGTTTGCGCTTCTTTGAGTCGCCTTCCTTCCAGTTCCTGCGGATAGCCAGGACATGATTGGTCCCGCGTTCAATGGTGACCACGTAGGGCAGGGCGATGCCGTTTTCGTCTTCATACCCCGCCAGATCCCAGTCCACATGGATCTCAAAGATCTGGTAGCGGTCGTCGTCAGTAAGGGAATACCCTTGCTCTTCTGCCTTTTTCTTCTCCACATCGGAGAAGAATCGCATCGGTTCACCAAGTTCTACGTCCTTGTAGAACCCAGCAACCTGAAGTTTCTTAACCTCGTTCTCAGTCTTGCGCATGATGTGGGTCACGCGCTCTGCACTATAGATATTAGAGGCCCCGTAAGGCATCACGATGTCTTCTGCCGGGATGAACGGCGCAGCAGGGCGCTCAAGGCTGGGGTCGAAGTAAATCTTCTTGAACGCAGAGCCAGCAAGACCTAGGCTGAACAAAAGCCTTTCATGTTCCGGGCGGTACTCCACCATCTCTTCTGTAAGACGGTAGTTCATGTCGTCCTGAACCCGCTCGGCAGAGTCCTTTTTCTGAGGCGTTTCCTCACCAATGATTCGAGTCTTCACCGGGCCTTGGGCCGGGAAGGTTTCGGTGATCAGTTCTGACTGAAAACGCACCGCCGCCTCGGTCAGAAGCGGGGAATACACCCCGCAAGCCCCACTCCAAGGCTCAGTTCTGTCCTCGTACTTCATCCCCAAGACCTCAAGCCCCTTGACGTAGGCTTCAGACCAGTCTTTTCGGGAGTTGATGTCCGCTTCTACGAGGGAAACCAGTTCATTTGCCAGGGATTGGAGTTCCCCTTCGTCCATGAACTCCGCAAGGTTTGCGTCAAATTCATCTGCCTTGGGGGTTTCTGGCATCAAATCAATTTCGACCCCGTCAATTCCAATTTTTACGGCTTCAGGGTCCTCAATTTCGATCTCAATTGCCGGTTCGTCGCTCATCAAACCCATGTCCATTGGAACAAGGGCTTGGTCAAAATTTGTCGCCATGTCAAATCCTTAGTAGAAGGAGGCTTTGCGACGGAAAGACGGTATCTCGTCCTTCTCGTCAGTCTGAAGACGGAGAAATCCGCCTTGCCGGAAGCGAATCAGGGCCTGAACTGCCGAGTCTACGTCGTCATCATGTTGCGCGTTCGGGAAAGCGGCCATGTTATCAATCAGTTCTCTCGCCCAGCGGGTGTCAGGTGCCCAGACTTTACCCGATTGGAACAGGTCTGCCACAGAATTGATACGCACAAACTTGTCATTCCCCCGACTTGGGGTGTACTCAGACACCGGAATGCCCATCTTTCTTAGTTCAAAGATCAATGGAGCGCCCGCTGCCTTCGCTTCCACGATGAACGCATCAGGCTCCCACTCCAAATAGTGAGAGTGAGCCTTCTCCTTTAGTTCTGGGAACTCCATCCGCTTCTTAAAACAGTCCAGCAAGATGATGTTTGCGTCATTTTCATCTTCATTCATGTGGAAAACACCCCACGTAGTACACGCGGAGTAGTCGTTCCTCTCACCCTTGGTGAAGGCCGTGTCCCAAGACTGGATGATGAACTCACATCTGGGAGGAGTTTCTGACTCCCATGTCTTCCACCACTCCCGTTTAACAATCGCGCCTTCTTCCGCAGTGGGGTTCTGCTGATACTGAGCGTTCCACTTGGCAGGCGGAAGTTCATCCCTCAGAGCAGTGAGTTCGCCAAGAGACCAGAACTCAGGCCAGAGAGGATTCCCAGACGGCATGATTGCCGGAAGTTCAATGACTTCCCATTCATCTTCCTTGCCAAGTTCGCCAGCGGCTTTAAGTACACGGCCAATGAGGTCACGCTTACTCCAGCGAGTAGCGATGATGACTATGGCCCCGTTAGGTTGGAGACGCTGACGCGGGCCAGAGGTAAACCACTCGTAAGACTTGTCGTAAATCTCAGGTTGATGCGCCGCAAGCGCGGCCTCGCCCTCATTATGGGGATCATCGATGACCAGTAGATCAGCGCCACGGCCAGTTAATGTGCCTCCAACACCACAATTGTGAGTTAGCACTTTGTCTGCAAAAAACGTATGGTCACCATCAGTCAAAAAGTTTACAAAATTGGCGCTTGAGTTAGTTACTGTGACGCTTCCAACGGCGCGAACTCCCAACAAAAACCCGCATAAGTTTTGCGCTGCCCTTCCAATACTCTCCATACACCCTTGAGTCCAATTTCTGGGCTTGTTGGATTGACTTTCTGACCAGCAATTTTTAATGATTCGTGCTGACACACAACTGAGCCATCCAAGTTTTTTTGGATCACCATACGACCGTAGTTCTTCTTCCTCTGTTTTGTTGGGCTCAGTGGTTCCATGCCATTGGCAATACGATACCGAATCGCGTCCGGCGTTATCCCAAGTTCTCTGGCATGCTGAGCCAACGTCTTGCCTTCGATACGTACATTTGTCCGTCTGTTGTTGGCTTGCTGGATAGGACTCTCCCACCGGCAATTCTCCGGACTGTATGGGCCATCGTTGTTGATCCGCCCTACCGTATGTAGTGGTGACGGCTGTGATCCCATATCTTGCACAAAATTCTCGAATACCTGCCAGCGCTTGCACAACGTAATCCCGCGCCCACCGTAGTACGGGTACTTCTCGTTGTTTGGATTTTCGCAACGGGACTTGATGTTGTACCAGCGGTGATACGCGGGAGTGTTCCAAATAGCCATAAGACCTCCATACAAAGGCCTTTATTCTATCCCAAATACTCGCCACTCGCAATAGGTCATTGGCTTTCAGTTTGCTGGCCTCTACCCAACCTCGGTTCATCGTCCAAATTGGATGGTTTGCTGAGCAATCCAAACCGGCAACTCTAAATGTTTGAAGGTGTTTGCTATGGTATATGCGCAGCACTGTGACTGGATGCCCGCAGTTCAGCAGGCGGTCACCAACCTGAACTTGTCCAGCAGGTATTGGCCCATTTGTAGTTTCTACAATTGCGTACCGCCGTAGACACGCAAAATACTCCCCGCCCTTGTTAGTGCTCCATCGGCCAGCAGCCTTTGAGTCTTGCCTAAGCGACACATCAGGGAATATCTGAGCGTACTGCTCACTCATCACAAGGTTACGCACCTTGCGTCCAAAGCTAACTGCAAGTTCGCCAGTGTTAGACGCTTGCATAATTTTTTTGTTTGGATACTGCCCCATGTACCAAGACGGCAACAAGAACGACCCAAATTCACTTTTTGTATGCCGAGGTGGCAGCGAGATACACAGCCGCTTCAACTTACCCTCAGCTATCTCCTCAAACTTCTTCGCCATCAAAGCATGGTGTCTTCCATGAATGAACCCCGGCCACATCTTCTTCACGTAAGACATGAAGCTCTTCTGGCACTTCTCCCTCTCCAAAGCATCCTTGTAATCTTGTACCTGCTGGAGCAACTTCTCCTGATCCGCAGGGCTCAGACTCGCCACTAGATCATCTAGCTTCACGCATCCTCCTAGCAAACTCAGACATCAGTTCTTGAGCAATCGTCTGGATTGCGTACGCCTCTTGCTCTCGCCCAGGCTCCTTTTCTCCAATGTCTTGACAGTAGTTCTGCCACACATGCACCGCTTCATGCACCAGCAGTCCAGCAACTTCAACAGGACTTCTATCCTTAAAGTCACTGATACATATTAGCGTTACCGCCTCACCCTTGCCGTTCGTCAGATGGTGCGCCGTTGCACCAGCACCTTCATTTACATACGGAGCCGCATGTTTCACCTTTAGGTACTTCAGCGCTGCATCAAACTCTTCTTGCGCCAAACACAGAGTCAAGTACGGGCCAGCACAAGCAATCCTACGGTCAAGCCATTTGG